ACAGCAAGATTACTAAATCCTGCTCCATTAATTGCTCTACCAACTGCTGGGTCTACATCAGGCATAGCTTCAGTGACATTCTGTACTATTTTTGATTCTTGTCGTTCGTTAATAAAGAACATGACATAGTTCCCACCATAATCGGGAACATTGAGTAAGTCTTCGGGATATGATAAATGGTTTACAGCATACGAAGGACTTTTATTCGTCTGTTCTACTGCTTCATTCAAATCCTCGTCCGATACTGTGTTTTGACTCGTTCTTGTTACAGTAGTAGAAGAAGTAGATGATGATGAATGTGGAGTCGTTTTAGTACCTGCGTTTTTTAACGATGCTGACTTGGCTGATGTCATGAATACTTTGTCCCTAAATAGTTTTCTATAGGATATATTTAGTTATGTTTCACAAAAGAAAATACACCCCAATTAATCCCCACAAGTACGAAGGAAATCCCAACAACATCATAATGAGATCTAGCTGGGAAACTCGTTTCGCTTCGTGGTGCGATAAGTCAGACCATGTCCTTAAATGGAAAAGCGAGGAAACTGTTGTTCCTTATCGCTCACCCATCGATGATAGAATTCATCGTTATTTTATTGACTTTACAATACAAATAAAAGATAAACATGACCAACTCAATACCTATTTAGTTGAAATAAAACCAAAAGTACAGTGTTCCCCTCCGAAATTTAAAGGAAGAAAGACTAAGAGGTACTTGACTGAGAAAAAAGCGTATGTTATTAACACTGCTAAGTGGAAAGCAGCAGACCAGTACGCTAGAGATAGAGGACAGAAGTTTATTATCATAAATGAGGACGACTTAGGTTTAACATGGACGACAGGTCTCGAGAAAAAAACTAAATAGTAGATAAACATTATTAAGGAGACATTATGCCCCAGCCAAAATTAGGCGATCCTACAGACTTCTCATATCGTATTAACAAAGTCACGAAAGTAGTTGATGGTGATACCATCGATGTTATTATTGATATTGGGTTTGATATTCTGTACAAATCAAGAGTTAGATTATTTGGTATCGATACTCCAGAGTCAAGAACAAGAAATTTAGATGAAAAGAAACGAGGACTACTTGCTAAAGAATATCTAAAGGAAGCATTAAAGAAAGGCAAAAAGTTATCAGTCAAAACATATAAAGATTATGAGACTGGAAAGTTTGGTCGTATCTTAGGTGATATCTGGGTTGATGGTAAATCTATCAATGCTCAAATGATTAAAGATTTTATGGCTGTACCATATCGTGGTCAGTCAAAGGAAGCAATAGAAAAATTACATGAAGCAAATAAACTTATGCTTCTACGACTAGGAAAGATAAGTGGCTAAATCACCAACACAAACTTTTTTCGATAAGGCAGCAACTGACCCAGACATTGCTAAGAAAAGCAGAGGATGGTTTAACAAAGAAGTTGTAAGGTTGCGTCAACTGCGACCTATGCCAAGAAAACTTATGCAACAGGATGGTCGTTCTACACGACTACTTCCTGGACGATTGTATATGTTTAATTATGATGCTAAGACGAAAGATAAATTACCATACTATGACCAGTTCCCTCTAGTATTCCCCTTTGAGATACAATCAGGATTCTTCTTAGGATTAAACATGCACTATCTACCATACCTGTTAAGAATTAGGTTATTAGATAGAATGATGACATACGCATCAAATAAAAAGATGGATGATACTACACGATTAAAATTTCAATGGAATACTATAAGAGGATCGGCAAGGTTAGCACTAGCGAAACCTGCTGTAAAAAAATATCTTAAAACACAAGTCAAATCACAGTTCTTACAAGTTGCACCTGAAAACTGGAACACAGCAATGATGCTACCAGTTGAAAGATTCAGAGGTGCTACTAAAGATCGTGTATGGAGAGAGAGCCTAGAAATAGCAACGAGTTAATTATTATGAAAATGCCTGCACATCTAGATTATGATAATCTTGATGAAATTAAAAAACAAAAGATATTTCGTAAAGGTCAGTTTCCCAAACTAGACCAAGTATTCGCAGATCTAATGTCCCAGAAAGATTTAATCTTAGCTGACTTCTTACAGTTTGCTCAAGGTGGTACTATTCAAGAAAAGATACAGTGGAATAAAGAGAATAATGCTATTAGTGTTATGAACGAGAGATATCGTGCTAAAATGTTATTCAAGGGAAGTAAGAGTGGCGATGAACCAGTGGATGGTCGTATAGTAAGCCATGAAGGAAAGGAAGATGTAGATAGTTGGCAAGCAACCTTTCTTAAATATGATTTTAGCAATGATATAAAAGGTATTATGAAGAACAGTGGTCTATTACAAGATAGTAAAGTAAACTGGAATCATAATTCTATTAAGTATCCTAATCTGAATAATATATTAGACGATTATGGTAAAGCAGTTCCTGTATGCTTCTATTCTACTCTTATGGCTGATACTGTTATTGAAAGACACACTGGTATAGAAAATAGAGAAGGATATCACTTGCGATTACATATACCATTACATATTCCTGAAGGAGATATATTCTTAGAGGTATGTGGTGAAGAAATAGATTGGTCAGAGCCATTCGCATTTAATAATCAGTTTGTACATAGTGCCTGGAATAATACTGACCAGCATAGACTAATATTACTAATAGATTTCTATCGTGATTACTTAGGGATTCCTCCAGGACTTCCCTTTGACCAGATGCAAGATATAACAGGCAACCCAGAGGAGAGATATACTCGTGCAACTTCCTGATTATGTAAACTGGTCAGCAGAGGAAAGACACCAAGCAAAAATACAAGGCATCTTTCGTCATGGTGATTATCCAGGATTAGATAAAGTCTTTGATGATATACTACCACTATGCCCACAACTATTAGAAGAAGTATTACAGCCATATGCTGGAGATAATATACAACAACAATTACATAACATGTATGTACAAGATACATTACCAGTATTTGAAACTGCAGGATTTAATGTAAGTAGAGAGGCATCGTTAGGAAATAAACAACTTGGTAAAAAGAACTTTGACAGTTGGCATGCTTTTAATCTAGTATGGAATCCTAAAGAGCTCGGTAAGAATGTTATGGAAAAGAGAATGAAAAAGAATCGTGATAGATTACCAGTGCTACAGTCTATAATAAAAAAATACGAAGAACATATTAATGTAATAACATATTCCATGATAGCACCAAACTCAGTAGTGCTACGACACACTGGTCATGAGAATGTATTAGGAAACTTTTTAAGATTACACTTTCCTCTTCATGTACCTGAAGGAGATTTATTTTTAGAGGTAAATGACGAGGAGATACAATTTAGCGAAGCACCTTTCGCATTTAATAATCAGATAGTACACTCAGCACATAACAGAACAGGTAAACATAGGTTGGTTATGATACTAGACTTGTATAGACCATACCTTGGCATACCTAAGTCATACAAAGTTGATAAGCTACAGGAACTTGTAGGTTGTACTGATAAATATTTAATTGATTATGAACGAGAAGGTGAAATATTAAATCCAAGTTGGAAGTCAGGAGCGATAGATAATGATTAATTTACCATGGTGGTCAGATATACCAAAAGAAAAACTACGAGCAATACAAGAGCAAAAGATATTTAAACGAGGAGAGTATCCTAAGTTAGATTCTATCTTTGATGAGTTATATGCTCAGAAAGATAATTTAATAAACGACCTCGTTGGTCATTTAGATGAACACTGGAGTATGGATAAAAAACTACAGTGGGTGTTAGATAATAAAGCTGTGCCTGTAATGAGTAGAGAAAGTATGGGTCATATAAGTCAGAATCCTGATAAGAAACCTGCTAGATTAGATGCTTGGCAGAATGTATATCTAAAATACCAACCACCAGCAACTAGTTATGCTGATAAAGAAGGAGAAAAGGCAAGACCCCAGTATCCTACAGCAAATAAAATATTAAATCAGTATGAAGAGGTTGTTCCTATCGCTAATTACTCTATATTGGTTAAAGACTCAGTTATCCATAGGCATACAGGTCCCGAGAACAGACGAGGACACCATCTTAGAGTACATATACCCTTACATATACCCAAGGGAGATATCTTCTTAGAAGTAAATGGAGAGGAAGTGGATTGGTCGGATTGCTTTGGTTTTAATAACCAATATACTCATTCTGCCCATAATTATAGCTTCGAACACCGATTAATACTCCTAATTGACTTTGATAGGAGGTATCTAGGAATCCCTCCAGGACTACACTATGATAAGATGGCAGATATAACTGGGGATCCAAACACAGAATACCAGAGATAAGACCTAAATAGTTGTATGGCTAATAACTTCCAAGAATCACCAAAGACCACTCTCAACGACTTTACCTCTCAGATAAAGAAAGAGGGAATGGCAATAGTGAATAGATATTCAGTTCTTTTACCTAATATGGAAGGATCTGATATGTCTAGAATGCTATTAATGTATTGCTCTTCTGCTCAACTTCCAGGATTAAATAACTCTACTACACCAGCTAGAACTTTTGGTGAGTATCGTGAGATGCCTTATGAAAGATTATTTGAAGCAGTTAATTTAGAGTTCTATGTTGATAGACCTATGAAGATTAAAACATACTGGGATAACTGGATGGGAAGAGTAATAGATCCTGTCACTAGAAAATTTAATTACTACAAAGACTATACAAAAGATGTCACTATCTTTGTATTAGATAAACAAGATAAAAATATTTATGGGTGTACTTTATATGAAGCATATCCTAAGACTATTAATCCTATCGCATTAACTGCTGATGGAAAAGAAGTTATGAAGATAGGAGTCACTTTACAGTTTAGATATTGGAGAGGTGCTCAGTATGCTAAACAAAAACTTCCACCTGAAGTATCCGATGTCCCTGAACAACCTACAGAGGTGAGAGAGGTAGATAGAATAGAAGAAGATATACCTCAGAATGTTGTTACAGATGGAAAAGGAAATCCTGTCACTTATTCTGGTGGCTATGTGACATATGGTGGAAATGGTTCTAGAAAAATAGGAAGATAATGAGTAA